TTTCCACTTCCACAGGGTCTGGACTGGTTACGTTTACATCGCCTATCATCTGGCTGTATGTCTTTGCCCAATATTTGTATGCATCATCGGGACCGGCTACACTGTACCCGCTTGGTGCAAGGAATATCCTGTCAGCCATGCTTTCGTCTGTTTCAAGGTCTGCCCCCTCACTGGATTCAGTGATGTTCTCCACGCTTGCCACATATGGTATCAAATCCACCAGTATGTTAATCTGTCCCGGCAGTTGCTCGTTGCCCTCGACACCGTCCACGGTGCATACCGCACGGATGTCCACATACATATCCCCTGCGGGTATCTCATCGTATCCTTCGGTTTCGAAGTATAAAAGGTCGCCATTCGTTACCTTTGTCCCTTCCGGTATGCCGACTGCGTTCGGTCTTTTCTCTGAAAGGGTAAAGCGTAGGATTGTTTCCGCAGGTGCGGGCTGCTTCCTTGTCACGCCCCTTCCTGCACCGAGGTTATCCAAAAATTCCCCATACGAATATTTGATTAAGTCCTGCTTGCCCGCCCTGTCTATGTATTGCTCCACCTGGTATAGTTCCAGTGCGTGGGCATACAGTGTGATTCTGTTCGGGTCCGATGGCGAGAGCGAGATTTTCTTGCCTGTGATCCGCTCGTACTCTGATTCAAAGTTTGCCACCATCCTTGTCCTCATTTCATCCAGTGTGTCATCGTCAATGAATGACACCTCTGGCAAGTCTGTTACGCTCTGTAATGTATCAGCCATTTGTAATTACCACCTCTGCTTTCATCTGACCGTCCTCCGTCATTGCGAACTCGATTTCCTTTATCATTGCCCTTGGCTCGTATCTTTCGGTCTTGTCTGTGATTTCCACTGCCATGAGGTTCTTTGCCACATCCAACGGCATTCCTACAAAGTCATTATTCAGTCCGAATTCACGGTCAAGCGGACAGGTCCCCTCGGGTGTCTGGTACAGGGTTTCAAGGCATCTCTTAATGTCTGCCACCTCTCCATCCGTGTAGTCGAATGTGACGGTTATGTTGTTTAAGTCTATGGTCATCCCTGCACCTCCTTATAGGTATTCCTCAAGTGAAAGGTTCAGTGTCGCCTTCAGCAGTTCGCCCTTATTCATGACGGTGTCCCATGCCTCCGTCATCTGTGTAATCTTCCACTTGTTTTTTCCTACCTTTGCCGCCCCGATGACGAGCGACTCCACCTGCCCTTTTTCGATTGCATTTTCGATGCTCTCCATTGTTTTCCTTGGACGTACACCATGCTGTGCATTGAGTGTGATTGTGAATGTGAGTGTCTGCAGTTCTGGGTTTAGGAATTCCGAGAGGGGTTTCTTTCCTATCCTGTCATGCTTGCCCCAGTTTGCCGACACCGTTTTCTGGAAGTCGTTGAAATTCAGCACTCTGGAGTCGCTTGTTTCAAAGACTATTAACTTTCCAAAATTGCCTATTTTAGCCATCTGCATCAACCTCCCAGTGCTTTGATTCTCTTATCCAGTGCATCAATCTGTGCCTGCAGGCTTGACTTTCCTTTGGTCTTTGCTGTGTCATCCTGCAGGTTGCTGATGCTTGTCTTGTTGTCCTCGATGTCCGAGAATGCATCGTTGATTTGTTCCAGTGTCACATATGGCTTATCCTCGTACTCGTATCCCTCAAACTCAACGAGCGGTGCTCTGATGATGAGTTTCTTTGTTTTCTCCGAATATGTTATGACTGCCTGGTTTTTCGTGTTGCTCATTTCCTGCCGGAAGATACCCTCCCCGCCATTGTGGGGTGTGTTTGCCACTCCGAATATCGGTCCGAGGATTACCCCCGACACCGTTCCGTTGGAGAAACAAGCCACCACCACGAGGTCGTTCACTTTCGGCATATGGTACTGCCATGCAAGGAATGGCAGTTCACTCGTTACTGACTGGTCCCTGTCCTCGTAGACCACCCTCGCTTTCCCTGCGGTGTAGTTGATTGATGATATTTTCCCCAGTCTGATTGTTGCATCTGCCATTTATCCACCTCCTAGTTTGGGTTTATCCACGAGCCGGGAGTTCCTGCCTTCGTGGTAAGGTTCAGCATACCCTGCGATATGTTGAATATAGTGTATGTCCCAGGTCGCCTTGTGCCTGTCGGGTGTCCGCCTGTCGCCTGCCCTGCCAGTGCCTCGGCCGCCGTGTAGTAGCCTTTTTTAGTGACTGTGAGCGTGTATTTGCCGCCCTTGACTGGTGTCTGCGTGTCTGTCGTACTGGCTGTGGATGTACTGCTAGTGGATGTCTTTGTTTCCGTACTGGATTCCTTTGCCACTGCGTTCTCTGCACCTGTCGCCTTTGTGAAACGCTCCATTACCTTCCTCAGTTCCAGTATCTGCTTTATGGCATCGCCTCCTAATGTCCAGTCCACTTTCTCAACATAATATTTGCCGTCCAGTTTTCCGAACCCGCTAATCGTCACACAGGAGGTTGCTATGATTTTCCTGTTCGCCTTGGTAACTGTCACGCTCATGGTTGTGTCGCTCTTGTTTGCATCATTGATTTTAGCCAGCGTGATCCGCTCTGCCTCCGCAAGTGTGCTTGCTGCATCCGTTACCTTCAGAATTCTGTTGCCGCCGCCCACTTTGACTGTGAAGGTCTTGTTTTTGTCATTGTTGGTGTATTCGTATTTCGCCCCAGAATAAGTCCTCCGCAGTTTCGTGTTCCATGACCAGTTAGGCTCTATGCTTTCTTCGGTCAATGTAGCCACGGACTTCTTTTTCTCATAGGTTGCTTCGTTGAATACTACGATTTTGTTCTTGTATATCTTCATTGCAAAGCCATAAAGTTTGACCAGTTCATTGTAGAATGAGCAGTCATCCTTTTCGCTTTGCTCCACTTTTTCTATCGATACCTTGGAGGCTTCATAGTACAGTTTTATGCCTGCCCTCTTTGCCACTTCTTTTCCGATGTTTTCCAAGGTTGTGTTCTCATACGTCTTTGTTCTCTGAGTCTCTTTGAAACTGGTATCAGCGGGTATTGCAAGTGCCTCCAGTTTCAGTTTTATTGGTGTTCCTGAGAAACTGAAATCATCTATAACAAACGATCCGCAGGATATCTTCTGTGTATCGCCCTCGCTGCTCCAGTTGCTCATTGTAATGCTCGCTCCCATGCTGTCCCCTTTTGAGGGAAACCATGATTTTATCCATTTCCTGTCACGGTCGTTGATTCCGAGGGAGAGGCTGTCGCTCTCCCCGGATGCAACGTCCACATAATTGAATGACTGGAGGAATTCTGCGAGTTTTGTATCGATGTTTTTACCGTTGTATGACACCGATGGTGTTGCCTTCCTTGGATTCATTCTAATCCCTCCATATCGGCAGGTCTGAGTCTGCCTCCTCGGTCAGTTCCGGTATGTCCAGGGTGACACCGCCCGGGAATATCATATAATCGAGCAGGAGCCTGTTATTTGCCATTAGAAATCCTGCGTACTTTTCATCTCCATATTCCGATTTTGCTATGATATCCCAGGTGTCGCCCTGGACTGTTTCGTATGTTGCCATTTCCGTTCGCCTCCCTTAGAACGACTTCCTGTCATTGTCCTTCTGCCACTGTTCCATCATTTCATTGAATTCTGCCTGTGACATTCTTTCGGCATCCACAAGGTCGTCCTTGGTCGGTGTGCCTCCGTTAAAATTGTACACAGGTGCGTAGTTTATTGCGGGTCCACCTGCGGTTGCAAGCTGCGTATTGTTTCCGCTGTTTCCACCTATGCTGCTTACCAGACTGCCTATCGGTGTCTCGCTTGCCCCCTGTGCCATCGCACTGATTTTGTCTGCCAGTGTTGACAGTGCATTTCCTGCACCACCGTCCTGGTTTTCCGTCAGTATTCCTTTGATGATGGCGGCCATCTTCTCCCATAACTGGGAAAGCGGCAGTATTGCTTCTGCACCCGCCTCCCCGCCTGCCATAAGGTCGCCCGATTCCGGGTTGATTCCGAATGCCGTAGGCTGTGTCATGATACCGCCCTCTTTGTACCATTCGATTGAGAATTTAGGCAGTGAGCCTTTTCCTGCGATACCGTATGGTGCTTCTCCACCGCTCACGCTGATGTGCGGTAGGTTGAGGTGTGGCAGTGACCACGAGAAGTTGAATGCACTTTTTATTTTGTCGATTGCCCCGGTCACGATGCTTTTCGCTGCATCGAGTTTTGACTGGAATGCCGACTTGATTCCGTCCAGTACCCCTGTCGCTGCACTCTTTGCTGCGTTCAGTTTTTCCGTGAATGATGATTTTATGGCATCCAGTTTGCCGCCTGTCAGCGTGTTCACTGTGCTCATAACCCCGGAGAATGTGCTTTGTACACCTGCCATTGCACCTGCGACTACTCCCTTGATGCCACCGCCTGCACTGTCGTATGCCGACTTCATTGCATCGAGTTTTTCGCCCACATTTGCTTTGGCTGTTTCCATGAGGTTTGTGGCTGTGTCCTTCACATTTGAGAGTGCTTCTGAAACATTCGCCTTGACCTCTCCCATCTTGGAACTGAATTTTTCCTTGATGTCTGAAAGTTTACCGCCTGTCAGATTATCCACGAATGTAAGCCCTGCGGTGTAGTAGCCTTTGACACCCTCCATGGCTGCCGCTGCCACTCCCTTGATGCCTCCACCGTTTTCCTCGTAAGCGGATTTTATATTGCCGAGTTTCTCGCTGACGGTGTCCTTTGCCGCCTGCAGTACCGTTCCGGCTGTCTGTTTCACATTGTTCCAACATTCAGATGCCTTTTCCTTTATGGCTGTCAGCTTTCCTCCTGTTGCCGTGTCGATTGCGTTGAATGCCCCTGTCACGACACCCTTTAGTGCGTTCAATGGTGCAAGTGCCAGTGACGACAGGGTTTTGAATGCCCCAAGGAATATATTTTTCAGTCCGTCCAGAGCCTTGCTCCAGTCGCCTGTGAATACCCCGGTCACGAAGTCTATAATTCCCTGGAATACCTGTTTCACTCCGTCTATGACGTTTGTGATTGTCTCCTTCCACGAGTCGAAAATCCCTTTGATAAATTCAAAGGCTGCCGGGAATTTGTCTTTGAAACCGTCCACCGCATTTCCGATGGCTTCCTTGATTGCTTCGAATTTCTCCCCGAGCCAGTCCCCGAGTTGTGCCGCTTTTTCCTTGATTGTGTCCCAGTTTTTGTAAAGCAGTACGCCTATTGCGATTATTGCTGCAATGGCTGCTATTGCGATACCGATTGGACTTGTGAGGAATGCGATGGCTGCACCCAGCGCTGTGCTTGCTGCCGCTCCTGCGGTGGCTGCCGCTGTGTGTGCCCATTCCGCTGCAGTCAGCACTCCTGTTTTGACTGCGGAGGCTACTTTTACGACTGCATCCTTTGCGTATAGTGCGTTCAGATACAGTGTTTCTGCCTTGTCTTTGACCTTGGCGATATTTAGCAGAGTCATTGCCTTGGTTACTTTGGCGATTTCGATTGCCGTCTTTGCCAGTTTAAAGCCTGCTATTGCTGCCGCCAGTGTGGTCACGGTTGGTATGAAGCCTTCCCACTCCACGAATTTATCCAGTACATTTGCCGCACCGCCGAGGATATCTAGTAATGTTCCAACGATGTCTGAAAGTCCTCCGCTGATTAGGTCGCCTGCGGCTCCGCTCGCTGTCCCGAATGCCTCCTCGAATTTCGATTGGAGGTCTGCCAGTAATCCCATGATTGACTGCAGTTGTGGCTCGTGTTCTGCGATTGTATCCTTCAGCTTTCCTATCGTGTCGGCTGCCACCCCGGATATCCATCCGAAGAAGGACTGCAGGTCGTTCCATGCGTTCTGAATTATTCCGAGGAATGTCTGGACGCTTCCCGGAAGTTGCACCCCGAAGTCCTCGCTTGCCACCTCGCTGAATGCATCCACGATGCTTTCGCCACTGGTTACTTTTTCCAGGAAGTTAAAAAAGCCTCCTGCCATCTGCCCGACATCGCTCATGAAGTCATCTATCGGCAGGCTCTTTATCATCGCTGCGAAGTTCTCGGTTATTCCCGGTATTGCTTCTGCCACTCCGTCTATTATCTCTATCGCATATGGTCCGAAGTCCTCAACGAGTGAGATTTTGAGGTCGCTGACTGCACTTTGGAATCGTGCTATCGCTCCCTGCAGTGTATTCGTTACAGTCGCATCCATCTGGTCTAATGCACCGTCTGAGTTTGCCAGTGATTCCGACAGGCTGTCCCATGCCGATGCCGTACCGTCCACTCCCTCTTTCACACCGTCCAACAAGTAGCCGAATTGTGAGTAGTAGTTCGTGCCTGCGATGGCTGACATATAACTGTTCTTTTGTTCCGCAGTCATTCCCTCCATGGCTTTGCTTGTGTCCAC